CCTTGTAATAGTATTCGCTATTTCTTCTGCCATTTGTTGAGTATCTTGTCAATCATTTACTACTACTCATCACATATTTACATTGATAGTAAATTCTTGTCATTTTCATAAATCTTCATTTTTAACAATACTTCAATTTTGACTTGGTATAAATAGTTCAGGTCAATGTTCTCATACAAGATATTGTTGTCAAGAATATACAGGTCAACCATTTGCTCTTGTGCTTTTTCAATCAGGTCATCAAGTTTCAGACCTTACTTTTGCTAACTCTTTTGCTTTTCTAATTAAATCATCGTACATTTGTTGTTGCCTTTTATAATCAATTTCTAATTGGTCCATATATTCTTTTTCATATCTTTTCTTTTCTCATACCATATAAGCATATTTCTTTATTTCATTGTCTATTGCTTGTAATCGTTCTTTACTATATTGTTTCATCTGTTTATCAATTTCTGCTCTTTTCAATTCTTCCTGTCTTAAAGCAGACATTTTTTCATTTAATTCTGATTGTATTTCTTCTCTCTTTATTCTATAATCTTCTTTTATCTTTTCTATACCATTTAATGATTGATACCGTTCCTGATAAGCTATTTGTTCGTCCATTGCTTGTCTTTCACTATCGTTTAATCAATCATATACAGAAGCCATTTCATCACTATACTTCTTGTATTGAATAAGTGCATCTATATCGTATTTACCAATTCATCAATGTTGATAATTTTCAAGATAATCTAACGAATATTGTTTTGCTACTTCTCATATTCAAGCATAATCTCTTTCCATTTTTTGCAATTCTTTTCTTGCATTTACAAATTCAGTAGCAATATCACTTGTTTCATCTTTATTAAGGTCTGCTAATTTCTGTTTTAAATCTCATACAGATTTTGATAAATCTTTTACATTTTTATCTGCTTCTTTAAATTTATCTGCTAACTCGTCATATCACTCTTTTCGCTCTTTATTTAATTCTTGAATTTTTTTGTATTGTTCATCAACATTATATGTTAATAGTTCATACTGATTTTTTATTTCTTTTATAGCTTCGCTTGTCTTATTACTTCATTTTCAACCTCATCAACTAACAACATTATTTAAAGCATTTCACATATTCTTAATACTTCCTGTCGTATTATTTGTTTTATTTTTTATCTCATCTTGTACTTTCATATAATCATCTGCAAAATCTCTCCAAGTTTCTTTTACATTTCATCGTGCAGACGACATCATATCTCACATCGTAACACTATCTTTTGATACTTCACTAATATGTCATATAGATGTTCAAATAGCTCAATTAATCTTATCAATCATACTATTTATTCCACCTATAAATCAATTTATAGCATTAGTAAAATGATTTTTTATTTCTACCCAAATACCAACCAAAAAATTAGCATACAATTCTGCTCGTGATTGTATCATTGCTTTTATGGTATTTAATCAAGTAGCGAACTTATCTATTACTCGTGATAATCACGTTACAATTGCATTACTTCAATTTTCAACACCTGCATTTAATTCATCTAAAAAATAATTTACCCAAGGCATAACTTGTTGTCATATAGCAACAGCAATATTTTCAAATTGTGCTTGTAATTTATTAAATCTTTCTTGTGTTGTTAATGATACTTCACCAGCTTCTTCTAATTCCCTTTTTCATTCCTCAACAACAGCATTTACTAATGCTTGTTTCTTTTCTGCTTCTGTTAATTGGTCTGCTGTTTTTCATATTTGAGCAGCGTATTTTTCTTGTGCTTCTGATAATTTAATTGTAATTCACAAATTATCCAAAATTAATGGACTTGCTCTACCTAATCAAGTCACAATATCTCATAAAGCTTCTTCCATAGTCCTTCACATTGCTTGTCATTTTAACCTTGATATTTCTATCAAAGTTGTCATATCTTCAATATTATTTACAACTCATAATGAATATGCTTTGTTTGCTTGACTCATTAAGTCTAAATCTGATACAGTTCACATACTTGCATTTCTCATAGCTTGTAGCATATCTTCTCAAACTATTCAAGCAGTTTCGGATAATCTATAAAAAGAATTTTCAACAGGTTCAAAAGCAGTTGTTAAATCTCGTATTGATTGACCTATTTTAGCAATAGCACCAACAATAGCTCATTGTCTAATAATATTTCATATCCTAGAAAAAGCAGAGTTAACAGAATCGCTTGTAGTGTTAACCTGCTTATCTAATTTATCAATTTGTCATTGAATTTTAGTTAATTCTCCTGATAATTGATTGTTTGCTTTTAATAAGAGTTCTATTGTATAATCTTGGCTTGCCATTTATCTTCTTTTAAGATGTGAATTATTTTCTGCCTTTTGTTTTGCTCTTTGACTTTCTATATATTCGTGCTTTCTTTCTGCCATTAAAAAGTCATAATGCATATTTAATATCCTTTCATCTTGTTTATCTAATTCAGTAGGAGTGCAATGGTATATTTCTTTCATAAGGATATAGTCCCTATGTTCCTTGGTTACATTTTTTCAAGTCCTTAAAGTTTTTTCAAACTGTTCAACTATTTTTCCAAACCCAAGTTTTTTATATCTTCAATTTGTTTGAACACTTTGTCAAAATCTTTTGCAGACATATTATTAATTTCTGCTTCTGTTAGGTTTGTCATACTTTTTACTAAATAATCATTTGCGTCTGACATTTTAGAAGCATTTATGTTAAATCTTGGCTTTCAATTTTCATCAACAGATTGGTCTGCTCAATCTAATAATAATCTCATATACTCTTTATCTACACCTCTTGTATAGACTTCATTAAATACAACTTCTTTTTCTTCTCAATTAATAATAATTTTTAGTGATTTCATTGTTTTTTGATTAGATTATAAATAATTCTTGTTTTTTAATCAGGGATAGTCAAGAGAAAACAAGAAAAACTCAACTATCCCTATAAATTATCACTCATTAGTAGTTTCTTCTTCATCAGTAGTTTCCTCATCAAGAATAATAACTTCTGACAAAGAATTAGGATACATATTTAATAACTGCTCTCATTGTGTATCTCTTACAGAAAACTTTACACCTGCTTCAATGGTAACTTTTGCACCATTAACATCAATTATAAAGTCATTTTCTGTTATGTTTTTTAGTATCATTTGTATAGATTTATTGAATAAAACTAATATCAAGTAGAATTACTATTTAACAAAACAACTTCAATAGATGTTCCACTTGCATTATCATATTGTCAACTAAATCATAATGTTTGCTTTGTTATTCCGTTATTATCATCTGTTTTTGTCCATTCTGTCAATCATACTTTCATACAATCAACATAAATACTTGGATAAATTCAAGATACTAATTCAGAAGCATTTTTATTTTCTGCATAAAATCTAATAGCTTTTTTCTCGCTATTAATTACCCAATCTCTTAATGTTGTAGAACTAAACAATGCTTCAAAATCTCAATCTAATGTAAATTGTTGATTATGTAAACTATCAACATCTGTACTTCCAAAACATTGAATATCTGTAAGGTTTTTATTAATAGTTAATCTGAAATTCTGCATACATACAGTTGTAGCAGTATTTAATCAACTTTCATTAGTAGCAAAACTTACTCCTGCCATACTTGCTGTAAATGGTGCTTCATCAGAATAAGCAGGGTTTAGAGTATCTGTATTGTCTTGCATTTGTTTTCCTTGGAACTCTGCACTAAATTTTACATAGTCAGCAACTTCACAACTTAATTCAAAAGAATTAATCATACAATAAGGTGCATAAGCACTTGCCACAGGGTCGTCATCATATATAGTGAATGTAGGGTGATTATTACTGTTTAATCTTTCAAACATATGAGCATTAACATTTACTGCTGTTGCTGTCATAGTCCAAGTACCATTAGTAATACTTCCTGTAACAGCTTTATCAAAGAAATAATAAGTAGTTTCATCTATTACTATAATCTTTTTCAATACAGCACTATTTCAAGTAGTTATATCTCATCTAGCAGGTGTTCAACCACTAGGAGTTCCTGTTACACAATATAATTTTGTATATTTTCATAAAGCACCTAATAACAAATATCCTATAAAATCATCTCTAACAATTCCTGTTAAAGTTATGTTAGAAAAGTTTTTAGTAGTAAATGTATCATATACTTCATCAATAACTCCATATCAAGAAGTATCTTGTGCTGTTTCAAATGATGGATTAAGAGTACCACTCTCTTTTGGTATCCATACTTGTGCAGAAACTTTTGTTCCTGTCGTTGTTTCTTTTCATAGTCCTATTGCAGACCTTCTTCCAATATAAGCTTCTCAACTCATTTTGTAAATTTTTTATGAATTAAATAGACTTGTTTTCATAATCTCATTCTACCAATGCTTTTACCTTTCTTTCTGCTTCCTCTAAATTTTTTGCTTTTACACTCAAATTAAGTTTAGGGAAGCTATATCTCTTTTCCTCAACATTTTCTTCTTCTATGATTGAGTTATCTATTGTTAAATCACAATCTCAATCTTGACATCTTCTTTTTACCATTTTATGATATTTTATAAGATAAAACTATTTGCTAACAACTGTGAACATACATTCTACTGAAAACACACGGAAGCATTCTTGTGTATCTGTAAATCACCAATTAAAAGTATATTCACATTTTACTGTATAACCATTATTATTAGTCCAACTAATTGTAGATATTTCTTTTAGCTTTGTTAAGACAATATCAGCAACTTCTCTCATATTATCTTCAACAGTAGCATATCAATCTTGTATCCTATCAATTAATGATATTGTATAATTGATTTGTGTTTGATAAACACAGCTGTCTAAATAACCACTATTTCAATTACTTGGTGTAATAATAATAGCAGGTAGATTAGTTCATCATTCAATTTTTATGTCGTGATTATACACAGCTCATACTCTAACAGCTGTATTTTTTATTTCCAACATCTTCTCATATAAAGTATCTCCTATCGTTTTGAATGAATATGTGTCCATTATTTCAAATTATCATTAAATGCTTGATTTATAATATCTTTAATTGCCGTTTCGTTTGTTGTATATCACCTCATTATATAATATTTTCTATCAGGGTTTTTGTAGTTCTCAAATTCCCTTCTCCTTGCATAAGGTTCAGGACTTCATACAACAACAGTTCATTTCTGTACTCTTGTAAAGTCAACAGATATAGACCTCCTCAAATTTCAAGTTTGATATGGTGCTAATTCTTTTGATGTATTTGCAACCATTAATCAGATTTTAGATAAAGCAACTTGAATAGCAGAATTAACATTTTTATTCATATTTTTTACTTTATCTACATCTCATATAAGTCTTGTATAGCCCATTATGTTCAATCGCTTTCATTAATAAAAACTTTAAACAATTTCTTTAATGTTCCTCACCATTCTAATATTTCTCATACTATATAAGTCTTTCAATCAATAACTAACTTTTGTCAAGTTTTTAAGTTCGGACAATCTGTATACAATTTTTTAGTGTTAAACATTACTCCCATTTCCAATCAATCTTTTGTAGATACAGGTTGTACTGTACATTTAAAAGTTCCTATTGGTGAATAAGAAGAAATCTTTGTCTCACTATCTCTTGTATATCAGTATAATGTAGCCGTCTTATTATATAATATTCAAAACATTATTCTTTCTATGGTAAGTTAAAAGTTTTATATCTGTTTAATAATATTCTGAATGAAAAATATATATCATCTGATGTCTGTATAGAAGTATTACCATCTACTGTTCTAGTTCTACTACCAAATGTAATACTTTCATCTCAAATCTTATAACTTGATACTCATTCCATTCATTTACTATTCCACATTCATCATACCAACATCATTTGCATAAGTTTTAAGTCATCTGGCAATTCATCAACTCAATCATTATCTCTATTATATCACCAAGTATATTCTACCTCTAATAATCAAAACTTTATTTTATCAAGAAAATTTATCCTATTGAATAAGACTTTTCTATCATATATAACCATATAATCTGTTCATTTTACTCAACTATAATTTTCTCATCATACTTTATTTATAGATAAGACAGGTTTATTTGTTAAGTAAAACCAATCTTGTAGTCAGTTTGTATATAATTTATTCTGTTCTATAAATTCAACACCTGTTGTTAAATTCATTGTATCTACTCAAATCAAATGATTTAACAAAAGATATGATGTGTTTAACATTTCTGTTAAAACATTATCATTTGTATTATCAGTTATTCATAGATATTGCTTTAACTCTTCAAGTGTCGCATAACTAACTATCTCCATTGTTATATTTTAGGTTATTAAAGTTTTTATAGTTTTGATTTTATCCAATTAATATCATTTTTCTTATTAACAGGAACTTCTTGATTGTATTTTTCTTTGTATGTTTTTCTCAATTCATCTAACATTTTTTCTTCTTCTGTTTGCTCATCTTCTTTATTTTCTTCTGTGCTTTCTTTATTTTCTGTATTTTCTGTATTATTTATATCATCAGAAGTTTCATTAGTAGTATCATTAGAAGTATCTGTTGTATCTTCTTCTGTCTCCTCATCAGAAACTATTTCATATAAATATCAATACATTCTTAATAATTGTTTTGCCTCTTTTTCTGTTGTTTTAAATATATCTCATTTCTTAACATCTTTTTTTCAATCTAATGTAAGAACTCTTGTATCATTTTCTCCTATATATTGTAAACTTACTTCTACATCTTTATATAATCACATTGTTTTTTGATTAATAATTAAAAGTTAAACCAACAGGGATACTTTTTGTACCCCTGTCAGTATATATGCTATAATGTTACATTAATTCAAGCGGCAACTGTTTTTCCTAATCAAGCTGCATTATTTGCAATTCCAAATCAGAACTCAAATGTTGCAACTAAATCTACTCATTTTCCAGGAACTTTAAATACATCTATTTCCAAAGGTTGTCCAAATCAGTATTGAACAGCAGGTTTATAAATAAGTCCAAAACTTCCTGTTGTATTATTTCAAGCTGTTGTAGAAACAGTTCCATCAGATTTAGCTTTTGCAGGTCGGTCTCTTGCTGTGATAATATCTATTCCAAATACTTTTGCCAAAACTCATGTTCTGATTGTTGCATCTGGTCCAAATTTCTCCATAGTCAAAACTTCTGATAATAACAATGATTTGTTATATACATTAGCTGGCATTAAGAACAATAGATTATCTAAATCAGATTGGTATCATTCTCATAGTTGAGATAATACATCCAAGAAATCTCCACTTGTAAGACTTCCTACATTAACTGTTTGAGAATTATTGATTGCTAATTCTCTTATTCAGTGGTCGTTTTGTAGGTAGTAAATTCAAGTTGTTGGAGCAGCATCTACCAAGTTAACATTTCCTGTTGCACCTGTTTCAGCATCTCCATTGATAATTACAGCATCAATAGTCCTTGCAGCTGCTCTATTTATTCTTTCTCTAATCAAAGCTTCAAGATTTTCTGGAGCATAATTTAATTCTCTCTTTGAAATAGAAACAGTTGTAATGAATTGTCCTTGATTAATAACAATTTCATCTGTTGCAGGTCCGTGATTAGCAGGTGTAATAAATCCACCTTGTCCTGTTGTCCATTCTGTATTTCCACCAAACATATTAGCTTCTCATATTACAGGAACTTTTGCAGAAATAGGCATATTACTTCCGTGATTTCCTGGTAATAATGGCAATAGTTTAGAATATTCAGGAACTAAATCAAGTAAAGGGTCCATTAATACGTTTGTAGGTATTAATTCTTTTCAGAAGTTTGTATTTGTTGTGTGCATAACTTCGTTTGCTTTTGTATCTTCTACAACTTCTGATTTAATAGATTCAACATATTCAGCTTCGTTGAAATCTTTGTCCATCAATTTTTTTGATTGAACGATTAAGTCTAATACTTTCTTGTGCATTTTCTAATAAATAAATGAATAAAAGTTTTTAAGAATTAAATTTCTTAACATAATCTGCTACACCTAAATAAGCAGAACTTTGTTTTTTTGAATGTGGCTTTTCATAAGCAAAACCACTCTTTAATGCTGTATTACTTAATATGTTATCCATATCACCAATAACATCAGCACATGCTTCCAAAGCCTTTTGAGTATTTGCCAAATCTTCTTTAAGTTTAGCAATTTCCTCATCTTTCTTTGTCATAAGTCATTTAACTTCTTCTAAAACACTTTCTTTTATAGATTTTGTTTCAGATAAGATAAATGTTTCAATTGATTTCCTTGACATCTCTTTCAGATTTAAACCTTTGTCAACTTTTTCGTCTGTTGTAGTTTCAACAACATTTTCAGACTCTTGGTCTTCTGCTTGATTGTCAGCTCAATCATTTATTTCAGTTTCTTCAACTGTTTCTTGATTTTCTACATTTTCTGTATCTTCCTTATTCTCACAATCTTCACATTTTGTTTCTTCAACTGTTTCTTCTCATTCATTATTATTTATTCACTCTTCAACTTCTTCATTTGAATTTGAATTTTCTTCAACGGTCTCAATAGGAGTTTCTTCAACATTTTCTTCAACTTCTTTTACTTCTTCCTCGCTATTTTCAACTTTTTCTTCTTCAACATTTTCCTCAACTTTTTCTTCTGTTGTCTCTTCAATCATTTCGTCCATTTGCTCAACAGTTGTTTCACATTCTTTTACTTCTTCTTCAACAGGAGTTTCTTCAACTTTTTCTTCAACTTTTTCTTCTGTTGGTTCTTCAACTGTTTCAGACACATCTTCAACTACTTCCTGTGTTTCTTCTACTTCTTCTTCCTTTTCAAAACAATCAGACATTGATTTGAATAAAGCATAAGGGTTCATAGGAACACTAACGATAGAAATTTCATATAATTCCAATTCTTTTATAACAAAATCACTTCAAGCATATTCTCAATCAGAATTATAAATATCTCTATCTTCATAATCTTTTACTCTATACCCAATAGAGAAACTTCTTAATACACCATTTACTAATTTACTAAATACTCAATCTTCGTTTTCAGTAATTTTAGCTTTGATGTATAAACCATTTTCATCAATTTTTGCGTCCTCAACAATTCCAATAGGTTTATCCATATCGTGTTGCAATAACACAATAGGATTTAACATATACATTGATAAAGCATTTTTAAATGCTTCTGGTTCAACAATATCACTTCACCTATCTTTATCTTTTGTAGAAGCATATCATTCAACCTCAACTCCTTTCAATACTCACTCATCATCAAGCAATTCTTTTACAGACTTTGCTTTCCAAGTGATTTGAAAAGAACTCTTGTCTTTTACTAACTTAAATTTTGTCTTCATTTGCCATATTTAATAGTTAAAACTTAATTTTTATACTTCCATTTATATCATCAACAAGTATATCCACACTTTATTGCTTTTATTATATTAGGTCATTTTACTCATAACTCTCTACTTGCGTCTTTTATTGCTCCATATCATTTAACAAATTCTCATTCTTTTGTAAAGCAATATATTTCACGATGATTGGGGTTATTTATACCATATCCTTGTTTCTTTAATCACATATCATATCAATGTTTATTATTTTCACTTCTATTGCTCCATTCTAAATTTTCCACTCTATTATTTTCTTTATTTCAGTCTTTATGATTTATCTCATTTTTTCAATCTATTTTTGGTATAAAAGCTTCTGCAACAACTCTATGTACTTTTTTATCACATCTTTTACAATGTATACTTGGCTTAAATACTAAATATCATCAATGGTCTTTTCTTAATTTTATATTTGTTATTTTTCATCAATATTTAATACTTCTAATATTTCAATAATTACTTACCTGATATTCTCAATTTAATCATTCTATATCTTTTCGTATTTCCATATTGTTTTATTATATATAAAGTTTAATTATCAACCTTGTATTCCATAGAACAACGACATCAAACTCACTCTGGACATATTAATTGTCATACAGCAGGATACATATAATCTAAATCTACTCGTCATTCTAATTCACATTCCATATGAGCAGGTCTAACTCTATCATCATCTACTGTTTGCCATTTCTTTTTCATCGGTACTCCTACACTTTGTAATTGCTTAACAGGTTGGTAGCTTCAATATTCATAAGCTTTTCATATCTCTGTTGTTGCAATCATTCTTGCCCTTGCTTTTCAAAATAATTTATCACTTATTTTATTAATTTGTTCAGCAACTTCTCATACTCATAGATTATTATCGTATCAATTCTTTATTATTCTTATTACATCTCGTTTCGTTGTATAACTTATTGCTCACTTATAATTACTTAAATTCAACTCTCACCATAGATTTGAGTAATCACTTCAAGTCTCTGGATAAAATGTAAATCAATTTCCTAATAATGCCGTTTCAAATAATCTATACCTTTTCTTATATCATTTCATTACTGTTTTATCTAATTGTGGCTTTATATCTTCTATCATATCATACACTCACATTTCTGCCCAAAATCATTGTAATTGTTCTGTTTGTCATTCTATATATTGTCGTGATTTCCTACTCCTATATAAATCTACACTAGCATTTAATAATTCATTATAACATAACTCTACATTGTATACATAATTTTCATATAAATCTTTCAAATTATCCATTAAGAACTCATACTGCTTTTTGAAAGATTTTTGACATATCGTATATACTTTTGTTTCGTTTGTTAGTATTCTTCTATGATTTAATGGTAAACTCATTGTTTTTTATTCTCCACCATATAAACTTGCGTCTAATGCAATATCTTCTAATAATACATTATTCCTTGATATTATATGCTTATCACAATTTTCTTCTTTACTTGGCTCTAATCATCTATCAACTCTTACTTCATTTATTGTTAATATTCATCTTTCAACATCTGCTCTTTGTCAATTATACCATTCTTGTGTTTCTTCCAATTGTTCTCAATCACATTTTAACCAATAATTTTTATATATTTCTGGTACAAATTTATCTAATAATACATTGATTATATTCTCAAAATCTTCTTCAAATGGTTTGATAGTTCATTCAATGAACTCTTTTCTCATCTCTCTACCATTACTATAATTAACATCTTCTATATATCATAGTATTGACTTTGGTACTCCAAATACAGCACTTATCTTTTCAACTGTCATCTTCCTTTGATTAATAAATTCCATATCTCTTGGAGTTATACTTATAGTCTTTACTTCCTTTATTCATCAACCAATTAACATTTTATGAGCATTTTCACTTCATCTGAATTGTATGTCAAATTGTTCCTTTGCTATCTTTATCTCATTTTCTGTCATATCATCATTTAATATCAATATGCTATTTGGTATACTATTATTTTCATATAATGCATAATTGGTTTTCATCGCTTCTAAATCACATAATCAATCATATACTACTCAATACAATAATCACATACCATTTACCTCATAATTTACATCACTCTCAAATTTAAAATATGCAAGTTCATCAGGTTTATATATTTTAGCTTGTGCTGTTTTAGGATTAGTAACTAAAAATCTTGTTATATTTCCATATTCATCTGTATCTTTTAATACTAATCTACTATCTAACACTTGAAATCAATATATTTCTCATTTTAGATTATATATAGGTATAATGTATAATTCTCAACTTAAAAAGTAATTTCTATATAAATCTGTCTTAAATTTCAAAAAAGTAGGTGCTTTAAATAATTCATAAACATCATCTGTTAATACTTGGTCGTCTACAATATTTTTTTGATTATCTACTAAATATAAACCGTTCCTACTTACTGCTTTTGCTATTTTACTTATAGCTTGTCTTATATCACCATTCATTTTATATAAATCATAAAATGTCTGTAATGATATTGTATAACTTCAATTTATTAATCAAGAAAATACTGAACTCATACCTCATCAGTTCAATGTTCAAACATATCATTTCTTTTTCATAGCTAATTTATTATTGTTTACATCAACTATCTTTAATGAGATTTCTTTTCAAAATATCTTCATATATGATTTTTAGTACTAAATCTGTTTATAA